GTGCGCTTCGGTTCGTTGATGATCGCGGCTTTGAGATGAAGGCGTGGGCTGAGAAGATTAAGCCCTGCTAAAAAAAATAAATAAAAACACTTGACAACGTAACTCGTTAAGCGTCAAGGAGTTACGTGGCGCGGGCCAGCGCCGAGTTGTAACTCCTTTAGTATCAACGACTTACACAAGCTATCACGCGAATAAAACTTGGGAAAACATAAAATAATCCTTGCTATTTACCTATTTGTGGGTTAGATTTACATCCTACTATTTGAACCTAGTGTAATTATCTCCATGAAAAAACCACCAAGACACGGACACGCCAAGCGCAAGAGCGATTGGATCGAAGGATTTCTTTTACGCGGTAGCAAAACTTTCGTTGATCGAAAGAAAAAAAAGAATAAAAATGCTTGCAGAAAGAAGTATTAGCGTTTATAGTTACTCATATGAAAATCAGCAACTCACTTAGAACAACCTTATACGATTTCATCGTTGAGACACTCAAGAAAACTCGCATGGCCGAAAGAGGCTGGGCGGCACTTCAGGAACTACCTCGCTGCGTAGACTCCCACACCCGTGAGTGCATTTATACTCTGTGCCAAGAAGCAGTAGAAAACAAAGAAGATATCTATCGTTTCCGCACTACTGTGGCGACCATCACTGATGCCATGGTTGACTTGATTCAACAGAAGGAAAAGGTAAAGAATAACCAAAACTGGCGCAAGCGTCAAGAGGAGCAGAGAGCAAGGACAGGCAGTAATATGTTTGAGGTATCATAATCATGACACGAAAAGAACAAATCCACGCCGCCATCTATAACGCCGCAGTTGATGCTGGTTTCATGCTTCACGCAGAAGGCGAGGGAGTGAGGATCATGGCAAAAGACCTTCTCGAAGACACCCCTCACTTTGAGATCACTTTTACTGGCACAGACATCTCTGACATGGATGTCCACGTTGAAGGAGTAGACAATAGCAAACAAATAAGTAATAGCCTTATATGAAAGCACCACAAAGAATACACAAGCCACCCACCGAACCACATGAAGGTTGGATAGTAGAAGATATCTTTGGTGAAAGATACTTTGTTTATAAAGGAGATTGGAAAAACTCCCGCGAAACTTATCGCTGGTGGATTGATCAGCCAAGGTTTGCTTTCGAGCCTGCTTCAAACAACCCGATACATTGTGAGGATACAAGAGAGGCTTGCTTTATGAAAATTCAAGAGTGGGAAGACCTCAAGATAAAGAAAGCTCAATCAACAGTCCATTCTCCAGTGGCCGTGAAACTTGTCCCCGACCTAACTTGTTCAGACTGAGCGAGTTAGGGCCAGCGGCCCGCCCCGCGCTCGTAACTCGTTGAGTGTCAACGACTTACAGACTATCGTAAATAAAAACAAAAAAGCTCTTGCTTTTATCTGAGCCGTGTGGTATAGTTACCACATGACAATACAAGAACTTGCCAAACAAGACCCCCGCGAAGTGTTTCCTGTTGACGCTCGCGAACTTCAGGAACTCCTCGCAGAAGTAATGGAGGATGACAGTATTCCTTACAACGCGGAAGGGCAGGATCAAAATGATTGATTAAAAAAAACAATAAAAGTGTTTGACTAGGTTCTCACCCTATGGTATAGTTACCACATGAACAACGAAGAAGCATACAACCACGGTTATAACGGCACTCTCACCCTCGATGAGCTTATGGCTCTGTTCCCCC